GGGGTTGTTCTGAGCGATGCGCTGAGAAGCCTCCAGGCCGATGTAGAGCGGGAACACCGGGCCGTCGCTGCTGTAGCTGATGAAGCCAGAGCTATCAGGATTCGTAGCACCGTTACGGATCAGGGTGGCAGCAGCCACATCGAGCATCTCTTGCGTCAGCTCGGAGGTGGACTGATTCAACGCCTGACCAGCGGATCCGGTCTGAATCCAGGGCAACTCATTCACGCCAGACGGAATCGTCTCAACCTGAGTGAAGGACGAGTCGGCCACAGCTTTGATGGCATACTTGGCGAACATGTTCTGGTAACGGGTTTCCCAAGAACGCTGCGCGCGAATGGAGAGCTTCTCAAGGTACACGCGGAGGAACGCCTCGACGCGATGGTCGAAGGTCAGATCATCCTTACACAAGAGCGGACCTTTGAGGGCGAAACGCTCAGGACTCCAGGTGACGGCATTGTAGCCGACCGGAACGTCATTGTAGGTGACATCGCAAGCGCCACCGTTATCACCAGGATTGCCGCTGGCGAGCGTGATGGCCGACCACTCTTCAGCCGCAGTCGGCTCGATGGAGGTGGTGGTGAACGAGGTCTGGGTCAGACCAGTACCCTGGGGATACTCGCCGCGCTCAATCATGTTGAGCCACATCGAGCGGTACGAGGCGCGTTTATAAACGTCCTGAGCGAGCGACTCGGTAGCCACCGCAAAGGCGTTGAAGACATTAGGACAAGCCATGAGATTATGAAATTAAACCGACGTTATCTGCGTTATGGTTGGCCATCTATCCACCACACGGTGGCTGATTATCCAACCTGCTACCTGCGGAGTGTCATTGCCGCTTAGACGGTTTTGCGATGGCTGACCAAGCCTCCGCATTGCTTAAGGTCGTTACGCGCACTGACGCACAAGGGCGACTAAAGTGTCAATCACAATTAGTAATTGGCCTCAAACTCATCGGTCAGCTCCGACTGCTCTGCCATGTAGCTCTTGTATCCACAGAGTAGGCCAAGTTTATGGGGTTGGATGATATGCTCCTTCGCGATGACTCCACGGAATGTGTACGGACCTGGGAAGGTTCCTGTCATCAGAGCGTAGAAGTCCACTCCGTCGGTTTTCGATCCTTTGCGCGCATCGACCAATAGCTTTCCATTGTCATACTTGGTCGTTTTCACATCGATACTAAATCCCGGCGGTGGCGGGACAAGCGCGTCGTAGAGCGGATGCGGAGGATTACGATCCGTATCCAGATCAGGATAAACATTGAACAGCTTGCAGAAAGCTAACTCGCCGCAGATTCCCTCAAGATCGACCGTATGCGGATCTTCCGCGCTGATCTTCAGGTTCACCACATTGAAATATCGATTCTTACCATTTCGATTCTTGGCTACGAAATGGGCGAGCTTACGCTCCGCTGTTGATAGAGAAATACTTTGACCAATTTTGATTTTGTTTAACATGGTCAAAAAGGCGGAAAATTTTTGAGGGGGGTATCGTAAACGAAGCCCACCCGCAAAAGGGGGGCCACCCTGCCAGTCAAAAACTGTGCCATTCCCTAGGAAAAACAATCCTTTTCTGTCATAAGCAAAACTTATTCAATCCATAAGTTTCCCTGCGCTGCACAATTACAGTTATGTTTACTTTGTTTCGGATTCGTTCGTGACTTGGATTTCAGCCACCCTGTCAGGCATCGAACCGAGCAAGTTGATCGAGACGCTAGCTGCTTCACCTTGCTCCGACCAGCCAAACACAAGCGCCGACCGCTTTGCAACGCTACCAAGGATCGTCTCTCTCAAGCTTTCGTCCTTGATGCCATCCAATGCGTAACCTTCGATCCTTTCAAGCGTACTTGCGGCATCTGCTGCTAGTTTGGAACGGACTAGAACAGAGAGAGCTTCAAGACTCTTTTCTGTCCTTACAGAAATCTCCGAAGAGATAATTGCTTCAGTCTCCTTCCTCAATTTCGTCACTCCTTCTCTGCTCGCCTTGCTCTTCAGAGTATCGACGTTTAGCTTCAATTGCTCTCCAATCGCTTTCCATCCTATTCCCGACACATAGAGAGCTTTCGCCCGTTCCCATTCCTTGGCCGTCATTCCTAGAGGTTGGCGGTTCGAAGCTCCGATTGCAACCGCTTGCAACTCCGGTTTTCCCCGCTCAAAAATCGATTTTTGCGCTCGCCAGGTAAACGCTCTCAAAAATTTTTTATGCATTTTCCCCAACAAATCCCCATGTTTTCCCCTATCGAAAAAAAGTTTAAAAAACTTTGTTGACGCCCCGCCCCGCCCCGGTCTATCGTCATCCCATGAACAAAAAAGACGGTTTCAACGGAACGCTAGCTATCGGTGACAAGCTATTCCCCGAATGCGTTGACCTTGGCCTTGGCGAAGTAGTCACCGCTGACAATATTGAAGAGCTTACAAGGATCTTCACCAACGAATCACTCCTCGCCGCAGTTGCCGACAGCGCAGCAACCGGCCTTCCCGTTGACGTCGCCATCTCATTCACCAACGTTGACGCCGCAATCGCCTTCCTGCGCTCCCGTTTCGTCGACGTTGACTACGATACCTTTCCTAATCGCGTCACAATTTTCGGCGACGACCAACGAATCGAAGGCGACGAAAACGAAGGCCTTTGGGTTCTCAACCTAGTTTTCGCCCCCGCTCCCGCTCGTTTCGGCGACGTCAACGCCATCTAATCCATGAACCGCTCAACCCTAAAACGCTTGGCAATCCTTGCCTTGCTTGCCCTTGCAATCCTTGCCTTAGGTTACCTCGAATCATCTCTCGGAATCACTCCAAACCATTAATCCAATGAAATCCTTGCTCTCAATCGACACCAACGCCAAAACCGTCAAAGGCCAGCGCAAAGGCTACCTGACCGGAATTCTCTATCTTGCACCCGACCGTCTTTCCGGTCTTTTCAACGCATGCCCGAATGCATCCAACGGATGCCGACAGACTTGTCTCTATTCTGCGGGTCGTGGCGCATTCAATAGCGTCCAAAAGGCGCGCATTGCAAAGACCGTTCACTACGTCAAAGACCGCGAATCCTTCCTTGCCACGCTCAAAGAAAATGTCACGTCGGTCATTCGAAAGGCCAAGGCCAAGAAAATGGTTCCGGTCATCCGTTTAAACGGAACATCCGATATCGGATGGGAGCGTTACTCGGTCATTCAAGCGTTCAAGACGACCCGTTTTTACGACTATACCAAAAATTACGACCGCATGCTGGCCTTCCTAGATGGAAAACTCCCGTCCAATTATTCCCTGACCTTTTCCCGCTCCGAAACGAACGAAGCCCAATGTCTCGAGGTCTTGAAACGCGGGGGCAATGTTGCGGTCGTTTTCCGAAAGGCCTTGCCGACGCATTGGAACGGTTTTCCGGTCATCAATGGAGACGAAAACGACCTACGTTTTCTTGATCCTAAAGGTGTCGTCGTCGGCCTGACCGCCAAAGGCAAAGCAAAGACCGACACCACGGGCTTTGTCGTGGGTTGAAAGTCCGCGAAAGGCTATCGGAAACGGTAGCCTTTGACGTGCCTTCAATCCATCAATCAAAACTCAATCCATCAAATCCAATGACCAACCGATACCCCGGACAATGCGTCCAATGCCACGAATACGTTCCCTCAGGCTTGGGAACCGTCACCAAACGCAACCGCGCATGGCGCATCGATTGCAACGCATGCACCGGCCGCATGCCCGAAAACTCCGGTCTTGTATGCGTCAAACTCTCGTCCGGTTGGACTGGCACGCGTAATGCGCGCGGCCGGTGTGAAGATGCGCCATGTTGCGGGTGCTGCACTTTCTAAGACTCAAAACCCAACGAATAAAAAACCATGTCCAATATCCCGCTTGTCCCTTTCCTACGTTTGCGCGAATGCGAGGAACCTTTTGTCATGCACGGCCGTCGTTGGCTGTTTGTCACCTGTCTGCGCGCAGACGGTTTTCCCGACATTGGAGTCTATTCTTTCGACACCGATCTTTGCCACGATTACCTAGCGTGGCGTGAAGCTTTCAACCTCAAATAAAACCCAACGCATCCAATGAAATCAATCCAACGCATAGAAACGGCCGTGGACAACCTCCTAAACGGCAACCTCACGCACGCACGCAAGTCGGCACGCGGCCTTACATATTCTGACATATTCGACTGGCTGACTGGTCCAGTCGGATGGACAGAAAAACGCTCCCGCGCATGCGCCGATTATCTGATCGGCCGCATAGACTACCGCACCTATTGCAACGCTGACCGTTGACCCATCCTCCGCGCGCTATCGCTCACCCGGTAGCGCGAAAGGGTAGGCCAATCTATCCGTCAACAAATCCAATCAAAAGCATGAAAACCATTCACCAAGTCATTCAAGAAATCCAATGTTTCGACCCTGCAATCCGCGCATTTGACGCGCACGACCTACCGCAATCCGTCCGCGCCTACCTGCACCATAACTACCGCATGGACGCGCGCCTGACGGACGAGGAGCAGCAACTGGTCGAAACCTCTTTCGAGCATTTCGCGGACAATCTGCGCGAAACTTTTCAGGATGACCCTCGCCCCGACGCTACCCGGTTCTATCTGTTCGATGATGGTTCCTTGTACGTCAAAACGAACGCCGGACCGGAACTATGGGCCGACGCGCAAGTTTTCGTCGTGGAGCGAATTCTCCCGAGCATGCGCCTGACGCGCCTTGAAGCGGACCTGATGCGCGAAATCGGCATGGACGATCAGGTCAGCGAGGTCCGCGACGACTTCTATTCCTCCTTCGCACATGTTCTCCATCGCGATTGCGGCATCCCGCACTGCGACGCGCGCGAACATTGGAACGCCTTTTCCCGCCAGCTAAGCGATTCCGCATGCGAGTCAATCGTCCTGGGCGGCGGCGAATCAGGCCGCGCGGAAGGCATTCGTTTCGCGTCGGAATACGCCGTCACCAACGCCTGAACCAATGAAAACCCATACCCCCGGCCCTTGGCGGACAACTGGCCTTAACGTCCGCGCTGGCGACGCTCTTATTTGCTATGCAATGAACCATCATGCAAACGCAGAAACTTCAGAGCCTGAAAAACTGGCAAACGCTCGCCTGATTTCCATCGCGCCTCAAATGCTTCTCGCTCTCGAACGTCTCGCGCACCCTATGGCCGACGACGACGACTTGGACTACGCGCGCGAAATCATCGCCAAGGCGAAAGGCCAGCTATGAAAAAACACATTCACAAGCCAAAAACATTCATCAGTCGCTGTTTCGCTGGTCCGGTCGAATGCGACAAGCCGAATCCCCGCGCGCATGGCTGGGCGACTGTCAAGCAAGTCTGCCCTTGCGGCGCATGGCGCATGGTCAACGTGAACCAAGGGCAAAAGGAAACCGGACATTGGCAAACCGAGCAGTAAATCCAACGAATAAACCTCAAAACCGCATCAAATCATGCATCCATTGCTTCTCTCGGCTCTCATTCAGGTCGAATCAAACGGAAACGATCATGCGCGCGGTCGTCATGGCGAGCTTGGCGCGTTGCAAATCAAATCGATCATGGTCCGCGACGTGAATCGGATCATGGGAACAGACTATTCTCACGCGCAGGTAACCAACCGCGCCATCTCGATCTTCATCGCGGAAAGCTACTTCGCGCATTATGGGCGCAATCTCAGCGACGAAAGTCTCGCTCGGCTCTGGCAAGGTGGGCCAAAAGCCCTTAGAAGATCATCGTCGCGCGCGTATGGAAAACGGGTCATGCGAAAGCTCCGCTCGATGGATGAATTCACTGAAAAGCCCACTTTCACCGCACGGTAAAACAGCAGAAAACAATGAAACTAACCATTCAATCCAAACAGAACGCCCAAACCATCGTTGACCTTTTCAACGCAATCATCACCGGCGAATGCGAAACACCAGGCGTTACACCCCTCTCGATTTATGATGAGGACAAGCATATCTGCTCCATCACGGACGCGGACGGCAATCAAATCCTCGAACTGATCATCGAACGCGAGCAGGGCGACGTGCTTTGCTCCGGTACACCTGATCTGGAGACGCTATGATAACTGGAACAAACGGACCGTACAACGCATACGAAATCTTAGAGTTTGTTGAAAAAAAACATAAGGACGAATCTTTGAAGGCGCGAAATATCCCGCTCGATGAGTTGGCCAAACAACTTGAGCTGATGGCCGCTGATTTTAAGAATCCTCTCATCGCATCCGCATCAACCCGTCTCGCGCATGTGTCCGCTGCATTATCCTGCCTTGAAGACGCGCTTTTCTGCGTCCGCATGTATCGGTCAGCCGATAATACAGGCGAGGGCGAGAAGCGACGGCAGGAGCTGATCGACGACTCGGAACTGATCATCAACCTGATCCGCAACGGAGGACGCTATCAATGAGTAACGACCCAGCCGACTACCTGAGCGGCACGGAACTCCGCGTGTGCCAGCTAATCGCCGAGAGGCAAATGCAAGGCATTCGCAAATACGGCACGACCGTCAGCAACAATCCGCTTCCCCTCCGCGCGTGGCTGCGTCATGCGCTGGAGGAGACACTGGACAACGCCATCTATCTTCAACGCGCGATTGAGGAGCTGGACGATGCGGAGCCGCAGCCGATCCGAGAAACGGCCATTCAACGACTGAGCAAGTCCGGTCTGGTCGAGTTTAAACCCACCAGCTATCAGGTCGAACCATGAGCCGCAATCTCTTCGCACCGCCCAAATTCAAGGTTCAAATCAGCGGCGCGATTGGCTGGTCCGATCTAAAGGAACGGGTCGTCCGTTTCGAAACGCTCGAATACACCACGCGCAAGGAAGCGGAGACGACGGCCAAGGAACTCAATCCCGGCGAGTACACTCAAGGTCGGATTCGCGTCGTCCCGGTCGAAGTGCCAGAGGATTATGATGTTTATCCGGTGGCGGAGCGTTCAAAGCCATGAATCCATGCGTCATCATTCTCCCATCATCCC